CTACGGGTAGATGAACCCGGCCACTCCGGGCGGCGGATTCACCGCCTCCCACGCCGCCACAAGGCTCTCGTACCGAGCGTCTACCCACTCCCGCGTCGCGGGTGAAGGCGGGGCGCTCTGAGGTGCTGTGGGCGCCGGGGCCTGGGGAAGGAACAGCAGGGTTGGCATGTCGGCTCCGTTCGTGCAGTGGCCCCCAGCATTCATGATCGAAGAAAGCCGGGTCTACCCTGCATGCAAAAAGATCATGACCGGTCAGCGTGGAACCCGTGCCGCGCGTCATCCCGCCAGACCCTCGCCTCCTGGAGAGACGACGGCGGATCGCTGCCCAGATCCGGGCCGCCCGCCTGCACGCGAACCTGAGCCAGCAGGACGTCATCACCCGCACCGGTATGGACCGGTCCGCCTACCAGGACATCGAGCGCGGGCGGGCCAGCCCCCTTCTCGACAACCTGCTGCGCATCGCCGACGCGATTGGGGTCCCGCTCGCCGACCTCGTCCGGGAGTAGGGCCTGCCCGCACCCCAGGTGCGGGCAGGGTCAGCGGGCCTGCTGCGTTCGTGCCGCGGCCAGTCGTGCCTCGCGGGTCTGCTGAAGCCAGATCAGGTCCTCCATCACCGGGTCCCGCTCGGCCGGCTTCGGCGCGGGCGGCTTCGGCTTCGTGGTGCGGCTCATCGGCGGGCCTTTCGCCAGGCGCGGCCGAGCCGTATGGCGGTCACGCAGGGAGTGGTGCGGCAGGCGGTGCACTGGTAGGTGTGGCCGAGCCAGGTCTTGTACGCGGCTTCGGCGGCCGCCGTCTTCGTCGTCATGACCGTGCCTTCCAGCAGGTGCGGCAGCAGCGGGGGAACCAGAGGACCGAGACCCCGTGCGCGTCGAGCGGGCGGGCGCCCAGGTCGTGCGCCGCGGCGTTGGCCAGCGGGGCCGCGCACCAGACACAGTTCGCGCCGCGCTGCTGCTCGTCGGACAGCGTCACGGGATCGGGCAGAGGTAACGAACGCGCAGGAGGCGCAGGCACAGTCATGGTCGGCTCCAGGTCAAAGGCTGGTGTCTCGACCGTAGGAGCGCAGACAGCGAACGGGGGGCAGGATTCCTGCCCCCCGTTCATCCGTTCGACATCAGGCAGCGAGTAGCCCCAGCCGCTCCGCCAGGTCCGCCGCCCGCTGACGACGCTCCGGCACCTTCGACTCCGTCTCTTCGAGCACGATCCGCCTCGCGTAGCCGTTGTACCGGATCGTCTCCGGCGCGGCCTCGTGTGCCCGCTCCAGCGTCGCGAGCGCCGTCTCCTGCTGGCCGTTCAGCTGGTACGCCCGAGCCTCCTCGATCCGGTGACGGGCCAGCCGCGGGCGGGACGGAATCGCCTGGGCGTCTGCCGTGTTGACCTGGCGCACGGACTCGCCGCCGGCCCGAAGCTCCACCGCTACCGTGACCGCGTGCGCGCCCATGATGGCCTGCGAGAAGCTCGTCACCGGGTGGTAGTAGGCCGCGGGCAGGCGTCTCGCCGTGGTCTGCGCCTTGTCCCACCACCCCCACGCCGCCCCCTTCAGTCCCCGCCGGGCGGCGGTGTACCCGGCCTCGAACTGGAGCGCCCCGGCGATCGCACGCACCCGGTCATCAGCGTCCGGAAGGAACCGCTCAAGGTAGGCCAGCGCCTCCATGGTCATGCTGTCCGCCGCGTCGAAGTGCGTGGGGCCGGAGTCGCGGTGCGCCTGCGCGGCCAGCCACGCGGCAACCCCGATGGCGTGCGGGTCCTCGGACTCCTGTGCGGCGACCATGCCGCGCTCGGCAACTCGCCACAACAGGGCGCTCTCCGGCTGATAGGCGAGGAAGAACTGCGCGAGGCTGTACGTCTCGGAGAGGACCGCCTGCGCCGCGCGCCGGTCGGCTGCCGAGTCAGCCTGCCGCACAGCGAGCTGGGCGTCCCTGATCAGACCAGGCAGAAGCTCACCGAGGACCTCTCTGTGGTTCGCCGCCTGGTGCCGCGCGGCCCACGCCTTCGCCAGCCGGGCCGAGAGATGCGCAGCCGGTGGGGCTTTCCTGTCGCTGCTGAGCGACAGGGTGTTGACCGCGTCCCGCACCGCCTGGAGGCGGGGGTGGCCCGGCCCGATGAAGAGGTCAACCGGGGCCGACTGGTCCCCCGTCAGGTCGGCCAGGTCGCGCACGCGCAGCAGCTCGGCGATCCGCAGCACCACGGGCAGCTTCGGCATGCCGATCTCTCCTCGCTCCACCTGCTTCACCCAGGAGGGGGACCTGCCGAGCAGGCCGGCGGTGACCGGACGACTGAGCCCGCGTCGAGTCCGGAGGATCTGCATGCGTTGACCGAATGCCATCGGGTCGGCATACGGGTCCGGGGTAGCATCAACTGGCATGGCCTTGCCCCTCTCTGTCCAGCTCGTCACTGCCAGGGTATGGGGCAAGGCCCTTTCTGTGGGCCGCGTCACTGCCAGTTGACCCCCCAGGCATGACGAAGCGCCCCCCGCCCCGGCCGAAGCCAGGACAGGGGGCGCGGGTCAGCGGATGAGGGCGAGGACACCAGCAGCAGCACCAGCCACCCCGGTCAGGGCGCCGATCGTCGGCAGAGGCCACCGGGCACGCTCCAGAGCCCGGAGCCGGGTCTCGTGGTCGGCGACGTCCTTGCCAAGATCGGTGAGACCCTGCCCGATCCCGTCCAGCTTGGTCTCCACCCGGGTCAGGCTGTCGCTCAGGGATCTCAACTCCTGGTACATCTGCGCCGGAGGGATGTACACCCCCGGGTCCTGCGGCGTCACCACCTACACCCCCCGCGGGCGGGACGCCGGGTCGGCCGTCGCGGACAGGGTGGACGCAGTGCCCTTCCGGCCGAGTCGCCCGGCCACCCACCCCTTCGCGGAGGACAGGGCCAGGGCGACCGGGGCCGCCCACCACACCGGTATGTCGGCAAGCTCCACGACGACCAGGCCGAGCGCGGCCTGCGCCCCCGTCCAGCCCGCGCGCTCCGCCAGGTCCAGCAGCAGCTTCGTCATGGTGGCCTACTTCCAGTAGAGGAGCTGGGCCTGGCCGGAGACCAGGTCGTGGGTGTCGCCGCCGAAGACGATGTACTCGACGGCCAGTGCCGCTCCGGAGTCGCAGTGGCCGCCCGCGTTGGTGACCGCGATGAAGGTGTCGCCGCCGCTCCCGAGGTGCTCGGTGATCTGGCCGCTCTTCGACTTCTTGCCGCCCTTCGTCTCGTAGAAGCGGGACTGGATCGTCGCCCCGTCGGGGACGCCGGAGAGCCGGAGGTAGACGGTGCCCGAGTAGTCGGCGGGTCCGGTGACCAGGGCGCCGGACAGCGGGACGGACAGCCATTCGCCCTGCGGGCGGTTCTTCGTCTGCTTGACCTTCGGGTTGACGCGCGTCGGCATGTCGTCCTCCTTGCTCTGGTCGGTACCGGGGTTCCAGTCGGCCGGGTGCTCCAGCCGCTCGGCGACGTCGGCGCGAAGGTCCGGCATGCCGAACCCGCGCGGGTCGATCTTGTCGGCGCTCCACTCCAGGTGGCCGATCACGGACTTCGCGCTCCAGCCGTGCGCCCGGCACACGGCGGCCTGGACACGCACGATCGCGTCGTACTGCGCGGCCGGCCACGGATCCTTCCCGTCACCGAGGTTCTCGCACTCCCACCCGTAGAACCGCGCGTTGCCGTCGGTCCCGTTGGCGTTGCCCATGGCGGGAGCCATCGGCCGGGTGCCGTAGGACTCCGCGACAACCTGGGCGAGAACGCCCGGGTCCCCGCCCCCGGCATGGTTGGTGCGGCCGTAGCCGACGAGGTGGACGCGGCCGTCCTTGGCGATGACCCCGTGGCACAGCGGCCCCGGGAGGGTGCTGTGCCCGTCGCGGCACAGGGCCACCGTGGACGCCGTACCTCGGGTGACGGAGTGGTGGACCATGGTGCCGTTGACCGGGCCCCACAGCCCCTTCGCGTTCCTGTTGTGGGTCCGCCAGGCGCCGACCTCGGTGACGGCGACGCCCTCGTCGCGCAGCGCCTTGAGGAGCGCGGCGGCGGACAGTGGTTCGGGCATAGAAGTCTCCAGACATGCAGAAGCCCCGGGCCAGAGCGGCGCGGGGCGGGTGGGGGGGCGGTGCCTCAGCCGAGTTCGAGGAGTCCGGTGACCCAGAGGTTCCCGGACGAGGCGTACAGCGAGGCCGGGGCCACCGGGCTGGTCGACGCCCCGGAGTACAGGTAGATGCGGGACAGGTCCAGGCCCACCGACACCCCGCACCGCAGGGCACGCGCCGCGTAGTACTCATCGACGGTGACCTGCACCGACGACACCCGGACCGCACCAACCGGGTGCGTGATCTCCAGATGGTCCGGGTGCTGGATCAGCCCGTTCACACCAGAGGGGGCGTGGGCCGAGTCGGCCAGCACCTCCCACCCCGCGCCGGCTGCCTTCTGCCGGAGCACGCAGGACAGCAGGGCCAGCCGGGGCCCGCCCTCCGTCGCGAGGACGTGCGTTGTCATTCAGACCACCTCGTAGATCGTCACGGTGATGGAGGAGTACACGTTGACCTGCTGGCCTGCTGAGGGTGAGGCCACCAGCTTCAGGGTGTGGGTCCCGGGGGTGGGGATGGTGCCCCGGTAGGTGTGGCCGACGCTGTCGGTGAAGGAGGCACCGGAGCCGGCGTGGGAGTCGCGGAACACGGCGTACTCGCCCTGGATCGCCCCGTCCACGGCGACGTTGCCGGACCCGAGCGCGGTGCCGGAGGTGCTGGTCACCCGGTAGTCGAACCAGGCGTCCACCACATAGACCGCGTTGGCTGTCTCGGTGGTCAGGGTGATCGTGGCCCCGGGGACGTCGGCGTTCGTCGCGGCTCCGGACAGGGCGCTGGTGGCGACGGCCCGGTACGTCTTCGGCTGGAGCCGGTTGAGCTGCTGGGCGGTCACGACCTGGCCCGCGAGGATCGGCATGTGGGCGTCCTTCCTAGAGTGCGGCGCGCATCGGACGGGCGAGCCGGACCCGGGCCCCGGCGGCGTGCGGCTTGACGATGCCGTTGATGGAGCGGGTCACGGTGAACGTCTGAGCCAGGCCGGTGCCCGTACAGGAGGTGACCCGCATGACCTCCCCGCCGACCACCACGTCGAACGGGAACATGGAGCCGAACCCGGCGGTGTCGATCCACCGTGGGCCGGGCGACGAGGTGACCGCGACCGACGTGGCCGACGCGGTGACACCGCCGGTGAGGGTGCACCCGTCGGTGTCCGGCCGGCCGAGCACCGGGTCGCCCACCACGCCCACCGTCCACGGCCCCGCGGGGACGCAGTTCATGGCCAGCGACCACTCGTACAGGCCGAGGATCTCGGTGTACCCGTGCATGTGCTGGTCGATGGTGCCGGGCGGCAGCCACGGCGGCGGGTTGGCGATCTGGACCCGGTCGCCGATGTCCATCGCGAGGACCTGGGGGATGAGGTGGGGGGCGGCGTGCAGCCACACGGTGATCGTCGGGTAGCGGGCCTCGTCCCACGTGCCCAGGTGCATGCGCCACTGAGCATGGACAGGCGGCTGCGAGTCGGTGGCGAGCGACAGGGTGAGGGACTCGTCGTAGGGGCCGACACCGTCCGGCGGCGGCAGGACGGACAAGGCACCGGTCTCCAGGACCGCCCGCGCGGACGAGCCTCCCCGGCGGGTGACGGTGACGTCGTTCCGGAGGTGCTGGTCGTCCTCGACCGGCTCCAGCGGCGGCGGCACCTCCCCCCGCGCCCGGTAGTCCAGGGCCAGGGCCACCCGCTGGTTGTACAGCGTGGCCCGGTCCCGGTACACCAGCGCCGTCGCGTCACGCCGCTCGTACAGGATCCCGCCGTCGGTCTCCGCACACTCCTCCAGCAGGGCGAGGTAGGTGTCCGGGCGCTGCGGGCCCATGGCCTCCGACAGCTGGGTGGTGTCGCCGTCGATCCACGTCAACGCGACCTGGTCGGGCTCCTCGGCGGCCAGCCGCGCCAGACGGTTCAACGCGGTTTCGCCGGTGAAGCCGTCGTCGGCCCCGGCGAAGATGTTGCTGCCGGGCGGTGACGTGGTCAGTGCCCCGGTGGCCGGGACGTCGAACACCGCCAGGTGCCCGAGGACCATGTCCGCAGCACTCTGGCCGTAGGTTCCGCTGACGCCCACCACGGCTCCCTGCGCCCCGGTGAACACCGTGCGGGAGATCCAGCGGGAGTTCGTCGCGATGTCCCGCCAGCTGACGTACAGGTACGTCGACCCCCCGCTCGCCGCGGTGTAGAGCGCGAGCCGGTTCCACTTCCCGGTGAAGTCGGCCAGGGCGGGGGCGTTGGAGTAGACGAAGAACGCGATCACTTCGCCGGCCGAGTCCCTCGCCTCGATCCGCACCCCGGACGGTGACGCGTACACGGTCGCGGTCCGCATCACCGACCCGGCCACGTCGACGGAGAGCACCTCCGTCTGAAGGGTGGGCATCTGCGGCAGGTAGTAGACGGCCTCGACCTGCCAGCCCTGGGCGGTGCTGCGCGGGACCGTGGCCTGGAACGAGGACGGGGTGGTCGTCTTGGGCAGCGGACTGCTGCCGCCGAGCGAGTCGTCCGCGGCGAAGTCGAAGCCCGGCATCTGCGCCGGCGCGATGCCGGGCAGCGGGGAGTAGGCGGCTGTGGCGGTGTCGCCGTCCTCCATCGGCCAGTACGCGATCAGGTGCGGGTCGGAGGGGATCCGGCGCCGCAGCGTGGAGTCGAGGGCCTTCTTGCCCTGGCCCATGCGGCGGGTCACGCCGGACGCTTCGATCGGCACCCACACGTCGGCGCCGGACACGTCCCACCGCGACGGCCAGGACGACACCTCCCCGTGGAACCGGTACTCGCGGTCCGAGACGCGGGCCCCGACGCCGAGGGCCCAGGTGCGCCCGGCACTGTCCGCCCACGTGGTGGTGCCCTCGGCCAGGGCCCGCACGTCCAGGGCGGCCACGACCGTGCCGCCGATCCCGGACCGGACCTCGGCCCGGTGGACCCGCCCGGCAACCGGGGCGACCCCCGACGCGGCGATCGGTGCGACCTCCAGCGGGGTCGTCCCGGCGTAGATGCTCGTGACACCGGCCGCGCCGACCGGGTCCCCGATCTGCGTCCACGGCCCGGCCAGGGACGCCGCCCAGTAGAACGTCGCGGTGAAGCCCCCGCTGCCGTTGTTCACGTCGAGGACCGCACGGACAGCGGCCCGGCGCGGCAGAGCGGGCAGCACGACCTGCGCGAACAGGCTGTCCGCGCCGGTCGTTGACCAGTTGAGGATCAGGAACCCGTCGAGGATCCGCAGCAGGTAGCTACGCTGGTTGGTCGCAGAATTCCACCGGCCGAGCAGCGCCTGCGACGTTGACGACGTCCAGTCGGTGGTCGCCTCGACCCGGAGGTCGATGTCGCCGGTGATACGGAGCGGCGCGGCGTCCGGGGTACGGGCGTAGGAGGCGGTACTCCCGGCCAGCTGGAGGTAGGACTCCGGGCCCTTCACGGACACCCGGATCGGGGTGTTGCGGCCGATCAGCCCGTAGTACGGACTCATGGGGTTCCGTGGGGAGTACTTCCCCGCCCGGTTGTTGAGCTTGAGCGTCAGCCGGGAAGGGCCCGGCTTCGTCGACTCGCTTTTCGCGCCCCGCTCGATACGGATCGGCTCGGACTCCCGCACGTCGCCCGTGACGGTCGTCCACGTACCGCCGATCTGGAGCTCCGTGCGCCGGTCCAGGGGGAACGTCACGCCTGCCTCCTCACTGCCCGAAGGCGATCTGTACGTCGCCGCGCCCCTCGACGCGGACGATCTCCTGCAACGCAGTACGCAGGGCGCTGGTGCCGCCGCTCGCGTCGAGGGTCACGCGGATCTCGCCGTGGCTCTGGTCGCCGCCGGTGCGGCCGACGCCGGCGGCCGACCGCATCAGGCCTTCCAGCTTCGACAGGGGCAGCACCGCTTCCTGCTCGGCACCTTCACCGATCATGGCCAGCGTCGGACCGGTCGTGATTCCGCCGTCCGCGAGGTACGGGATGTTCGGGGTGTTCAGGGTCATGCTCGGGATGGACACGCCCATGATCGAGCCGCCGCCGATGGTGAAGCTGAGGTTGTTCCACATGCCGATCACCCGGTTCACGGCAGCCCGGAAGTTCGTGACGATGCTGTCCCACATGCCCGACGCGGCCCGGCCGATCTGCCCGGGGAGGCCCCGGATGAACGAGACGACCTGCCCGAACCAGCCCGCTACACGGCCGGGGACCGCGGCCAGCCAGCCGACCGCGGCGAGAACGGCGGAGACGGCGACCTCGGTCTTGTCCTCGACCCAGCCCCAGCCCTCGTCCCACTTCCCCTTCACCCAGTCGACGGCGGACCCGACCTTGTCCGAAACCCAGTCGGTGCCCTGGCCGACCTTCGTCTGGATCCAGTCCCAGGCCTTGCCCGTAGCCGCGGCGATCTCGTCCCAGTAGACGATCACCAGCACGATGATGGCGATCAGGGCGACGATTCCGGCGATGATCCAGGTGCCGGGGAACGCCCACAGGGCCGCGTTCCACGCCCACTGAGCGATCACGGCCAAGCCGATCGCCACCCCGAGGACGAGCAGTGCGCCCGCGAGGATCTTCACCAGGCCGGGGTTCTCCTGCATGAAGTCGGACAGGAACGACAGGGCAGGCTGGAGGATTTCGCCGAGCGTGACCGACATCGTCCGCCAGATCGCGTCCAACGACTTCGACGCCTCGATCGAACCTGCTGCCTTGTCCGCGGCGCCGGCGACGTCGTCCATGCCCCCTGCCGCAGCAGCGGTGGCCGGGTCCATCGCCCACAGGGCGTCCGCGCCTTCGCCCGCCATGTCACCGAACAGTTCCACCCCGAGTGCGGCCTGGTCGGCAGGATCCTTCACTCCTCGAAGCGCCTTCAACGTCTTGCTGATGGCTGCCTCGGCGCTGTCGCCACCCTTGCCGATGTCCGACAGCATCTGCCCCGAGTCGAGCCCCAGCTCCTTGAACGCGTCGGAGGCCCGGTCGGTCTCCTCGCTCGTGATGCGGGCGAACTCGTGCACCACGTCGGCGGCTTGGTCGATGTCGCGGCCGCCCGCCTGCACGTACTGCGACATCATCCCGAACGCGGTCTTGCCGTCGATGCCCATGCGCTGGAAGTGCTTGCCGTACTCCTCGATGACCTTGGGGATGTCGTCGCGCATCATCGCGGGGAGTTCTTGCGCGGCGGCGGTGAGGATGTCGAACGCCTCGGCGCCGTCCTTCGCCATCCCCATCTTGATCATCTTTCCGGCGGCGTTCGCGGACTCGGCGACGTCCAGCTCGAACGTCTCGCCGAGCATCAACGCCTTCTTCGTCATGTCGTCCATCTCGGCGTCGGTCAGCTCACCGACACCGCCCATGGCCTGCGCCACGACACCGAGGGCGTCACCGACTTCCTGCATGGACTCGCCCCACCCGGCCGCGTACACCCGGCCAGCCGCGTCACCCGCCCGTGCGGCCTCGGCCTCGTTCAGCCCGAGCTGGTTCTGGAGGCTGGTCTCCACGGCCTGCAAGTCCATCGCGGCGTTGAGGCCGGCCACGAACATCCCGCCGACGGCGGCCCCGGCCGCCGCGGTCTGGATGCCGCCGAGGCTGGACTCGACCTCGTCCGCGGCTCCCTGGGTACCTGACGTGAGTTCCTCGGTATCGATGCCGATCGCAACAAGCAGTTCTTCGAGGGTCGCCATCACGGTCTCCCTTCTCTGAGATCAGCGCCCCCGAGGCGGGCGTTCATCGCCTTGACCTGCGCGAGCATCTGCCGCCAGTCGCCGGGCTGCCGCTTCGCGCCCTGGTCCCACACCGGTACGAAGTCCTTCGGCTCGGCCTTGCGTCCGCCCTTGCCGCGGGCGGTGTTCGCAATGGTCGCGGCGAGGATGCCGTGCAGGACGTCCTGGCGCTCCGGGCCGAGAGGGCCGGCCACGTGCTCGTAGGCCATCCACTCGGCCAGCTCGTCCGACGTGCAGCGCGCCAGGAGCTCGGGCACGGTGCAGCGGAGTTCGAGGGCTAGTCGGTGGTAGAAGCGCCGCTCGGGGGCGCTTCGGAGTTTCCCGCCTTCGCCTCCACGTCCTCCTTGCGGAGCCCGGACAGGCGCTGGGCGACCTGCCCGACGCGTTCGAGGACGGCCCCGTTCTTCCGGCCGAGCGCGGCGATCTCCTTGTCGGTGAACAGGCGCTCGAAGTCCTCGCCGACCAGGCACTTGGCGCACAGCTTCGCGAGCTGGTCGGTCATGTTCATCCGCTGTACGGACCCGTTCGGGCCCAGGACGACGAGGCTCGACTGGTAGGCGTTGCGGTCGGTGCCGGACATGCCGAGGACCCGAACGGTTCCGCCCCACTCGGGAACCTCGACGTCCTCCCACTTCCGGTCGTCCGCCGCGCTGATCTGTTCCTTGCTGAGCAGTGCCATGAGCGTGATCCGTTCAGGAGATGGTGGGCTTGCCGGACACCTTGAAGGTCAGGGACGCGGCAGCCTTGTCGTCGTAGGGAGCCTCCGGCTCGAAGCCGGTGAGGATCGCGGGGAACGCCCACGTCGTGGCGTCCTCGTCGGGGAACACGATCTGGTAGTTCCGCGGCGCCTTGTCGTCGAAGTCCGCGACCAGCAGGTCGTGCAGGGCGGGCTGGTAGTTGATGTCCGCGGACACCTCGCCCGGGTCCTTGAGCCCGCCGAGGAACTCCATCCACCCGTCCGGGCTGCCGTGGCTGGTGACGTCGAGGGTCTCCCTCGTCAGGCCGGGCCCCGACAGGTTCGTAATGTCGGCGATCTCGGTGAAGACCTCGGGGGTCTCCCCGTCGCCGCGCTTGAGCTTCGTTCCGAAGCCGTCCATACCGGCCATGGCTGCCTCCTTGGGCAAGAAGAAAGCCCCGGCCGGGTGGCGCGGGGCGGGTGGTGGGCGGGGTCAGTGCTGCTCTGTGACGACCCGGTACCGCAGCACCAGGTGCCGGATGTCACCCGGTGGCTCCGGGTCGGTGAGCGTCTGGGAGAACTCGAACCGCGTCGCAACATGGGACAGCCCCGGAACGGCCAACGGCTGATGATCCAGAAGTTCGTTGACCCGGGTACCGATCCGCAGCACCCGGGCATACCCGCGGTACTGATCCCACACGTGCAGAGTCGGCACGGTCTGCCGGCCGAACCCACCGTGCCGGTTGTCCGGTGTCTCGATCGCCTCACCGATCACGATGAACGGGTAGGCGGCGGTCTCGGGGACGTAGTCGTACACCGTGCTGTCCGGCGTCGCCGTGGCCCCCCGCATGGCACCGACCATGGCCAGCAAGGTCGTGTCGCCACGCAGAAGACCAACCATGGCCCCCTGCACGCCGAGCATCGGGGACGGGCCAGTCGTCACGGCAGAGCCCTCCTCACCTCGTCCTGAATCCGGGCCCCGATCTTCGAGCGCTCCGCCGCAATCGCCGGGCCGAGCGACGGGCGGGCCCGGATCTTCCGAGTGCCGAACTCGTGGAGCACCGCGTAGAAGACATCGCGGTCCCACCACCCGATCTCGGCTCGCAGCTGGTTGTTGTGGAACCGCGCCTTCGCGCCCTTGCGCAGGTTCCCGGACTTGAACCGCACACCGGCGGCCGCATCCGCGCGCACCGCCTCCGCCGATTCCTTCAGCGCCTTGAACGCGGCAGCCCGGATCGTCGGCGTGAGGTCGTCCAGTTGCTCGCGTAGCCGATCCAGGCCCTGAACGTTGACTGTGATCCCGCTGCGCCGGGTACCGCCGCCTCGACCGCCCGCGCGGCCCCGTCTGCGCGCCATGGCTACTTCTGCTTCCGGCGGATCGCGGCGAGTTCACCGGCCACCGCGATCAGCCCCCAGGCGATGGCCCGGGAGACGTCCGTGTCGACGCCCCCGAGACCGAGGTAGTCCTCGGCCGTCCGCCGGGCTTCGTGCGGCTCGGTCTGCGGCAGCCGTGGCCGCTCTTGTCCCGTCATGCTCAGGCACCTTCCTTCTGGATCAGCTGGCACGGGGCCTTGCTGTAGATGGGGGTGGACGGCTGGACGGCGGCGAGCACCTTGAACACCTGCGCCTGCCCGAGCCGGTCGACGCCGCGTAGCTCGTCGCCGCGGCGGACGTCCGCGCGGGGCAGAACGAACACGGTGTGGTCGTGCTTGGACTGCGCCTGCGCGGCCAGCATCCGGTCCGCGTTCGACGGCTGATCGACCTTGGCCCGCACGGTGCCCGGCTGGCGGACCATCGTGGTGGTCTGCCCGCCGTACCCGTCGTCCACGGTGGCCGGCCGCCACACCTCCAGGCGCCGGTTGAAGAACCGGCCAGGCCCTCTCACCGCGACCGCACCAGCCCGGCCCCGCCACCAAAGCGGGCGGCCAGGCGCTCGCGCAGGTACGCGGGCAGCTCCATGTCGGTGGCCAGGCCGTCCCCGCCGTAGGTGACCGCGTAGTCTCCGATCCGCTCCGACGTGATGACCTGGGTGCCGAGGCTCGCCCCGTCGTCCTCAGCGCGGTACGAGGCCATGGCCCCGGCGACCAGGCGGCCGACCAGGTCGATGATGTCGTCCGGCACTGTGGGCAGGCCATGCGTGTAGGTGACCTCCACCTCGGACGGTTCGGCGCGAGTCCAGCCGCCGAACCTCCACAGCCTGTCCGAGCGGAGCCGCCAGTCCGTGACCGTGGCGCCGTCGATGGCGACCGTGTCCACGGACTGGATCGGCGAGCCGGGCAGCCGCAGCCGCTGGTCCGCCTCACCCTCCAGCATCACCGTCGATGTCACCTGGGAGATCGGGGACCCGGCCGCTTCCCGGACCGCAGCCGAGGCCACAGCGAGGTACCGCTCAGCGACTGCCGTCTCGTCGTCGTCAACGGTCAGGCCGAGGGCGGCAAGGTCAGCCAGAGTTGCAAGCGGGTCAAGCGCCACGGCGCGCCCCCTTCGGTCAGGCTCCGCTGATGATGCCGCGCAAGCGCAGCGCCGCCAGCAAGGCGTTGTAGGCGGTCGTCGCCTCGGCCAGATCAGCGAACTCCGCCGATTCGTTCACCGCGGTCGCCGACCCGATGAGGAGTCCGGCGTGGGTGTGATCGGACGCGGACGCTGTGGTGGCAGTTCCGCCCGCGAGCGCGCGCACGCTCGCTGTGCCCGCTGCCGCAGCGCTGAGCCGGGGGTCGTTGCCCGCGACTGCGGACGACGCCGTCGCCCCGATCGTCGGCGGGAAGGTCTCCGGCTTGTCCGCGATGTCGTCCCACGAAGGGGCGTCACCGCCACCGCCGGACGCGCCCGCGACCGGCACGTTGTGGACAGTCCGGCCATCCGGATACCGGAGGTCGTACAACCCGGCTTCCGCCACCGCAGACCACGCCCCGGACGCCAAGTCCGTGACGGCCGGGTTCCGGGCCGGAACGGTTCCGGCGTCGTCCTGCCACAGCTGGGCCAGATCGCCGGTGCCCGCGACGAGAACGGTGACCTCACCCGCACGAATGAGGTCACCGTTCGCCGCACGGGCCACCTCTGTGTAGCGGCCCAGCGCCATCACGACCACATTTCGATGAGGTCGGCCTTCGTGTAGTTCGCTGCGTCCTCGGCCGACACGTGCCCTTGGCCGACCACGAACGCGATCCACTCGGCCTTCGACGCGTTCACGGCGGGCCGCGGGACCCGCCCGGCAGTCAGGTCACTGCCACCCTGTCCCGGGCCGGCGTCGTCGCCCTCGACGGCAGCGGGCGCGCCCGCATACGGGGTGCCGTCGGCGTTCACGCGGGGCAACAGACCCCGCTCGTAGCGCTCAGCGATGCCCTCGGGCAGAGGAAGGTCCATCGTGAGGATGGCCCCGCCCTCCCCGCGGACGTGGATCGTCTCGGCCATGTCAGGTGTTCCTCGGGATCCGGAGTGCGGCGATCGTCGCGCCGGTCGTCTCGCACTCGATGAGCATCGACCCGTCGGCCTGGACGAAACGCCCGGACTCGAACGGGCCGATGAACTGGACGCCGGTCGTCGCGGCGACGGTCACGACCAGGTCGCCCTGCCCGGCCGCGAGCGCGGGCGGGTGGGCACCGGCCTTGATGGTGATGTCCTGCTCGGCCCCGGTGTTCGCGACGCGCAGCAGAGTCAGCTCCGGGAACGCGTTGCTGATCTGCATGTTGTTCGCCGGGGCGGCGACCGTGGTCGTTCCGGCGGGCTGCGCGAGGCCGCCGTTCGGCACGAGGTTGGTGTACGGGATCTGTGTGGTTGCCATGGGTCAGACCTCTCAGGCGGCGGGGTTGATGAACGCTGCGGCCATGTGGTCCGGACGGACCATCTTCGCCCCGTACAGGGCGAGGCCCTTCACGGCGTCGGAGAACGAGGACTCGGGGCGGTACGCCTCGGTCTTGTTGATCTGCTCGGCGAACGTGATCGCCGCGTTCGTGCCCGCGGTGACGACCTGCGTGTCCCCGGCCGGGGTCGGGATGTTGTTCGACTCGTAGATGTCGAACCCGGCCGCCCGGCCGACCATGCCGTTCCGCAGGCCGGCGTCGGTGCCTGCCTCGTTGACCTTGATGAACCGGGAGTCCAGGAGCAGCGATGCGTAGAACTCGGCGGACACGATCGCGTACCGGCCCGCCGTCGGGACGTTGGCCCGCGTCAGCCGGGTGCGCAGCGGGACGAGGACCTTGTCGTAGGCGTCGGTCGGTGTGCTGTACGTGTCGATCGGCGAGCCCTGGGCGTTCAGGAAGTTCGCCGTCTGGATCTGCGTGAACAGTCCGGCCACGTACTGGTCGACGGTGTCCGCGAGCGCGTAGGCCGCCTCAGACATCGCCTGGGGAACGAGGCCGCCCTTGGCCTGCCGTGCGTCCACGTCGTCGATGCTGAACGCCCAGTACTTCGACTGGTCCACGGTCAGCGTGCGCTGTCCGGTGGTCAGCTTCTCCGGCGTGATGACGGTCGAGCCCGGCACGTAGTTGCCGACGGCCGGCCGGGACACCGACGTGATGCGGACGGTGTCACCCGCCTCGCTGATGTCGCCCTCGTAGTCGCGGTTCACGACGGTCGGGCCCGCGTAGATGAGGTTCTTCCGGACCGCGACGAGCAGCCGCGAGGACCAGATTTCGGGAACGAAGTTCCGCACGGACATGGTGTTCTCCCTGGTTACTTGCCGCCCATGAGGTCGTCGAGCCGGCCGTCTTCACGGGCCTTGTCGATCGCCTCGGCGGACATGGACTTGAGGTCTGCTCGGGTGAGCTGCTTCGGTCGGCCCGCCTTGCGCGCTGCGCCGCCGTCGCCGGTGCCCTGGAACCTCTTCGCCGTTGCGGCAGCCAGGTAGGGCTTGGTCCTGATGAGCTCGTTGATGGCGTCGGTGACTTCTTCGGAGTCGAGGTCACCGTTCTCGTCGACCTCGAACTGGTCGAGGTCGAGGAACTTGTAGGCGTCCGCGGGGTCGGCCAGCACGCCCTTGGCGGCCGCCTTCACCTCGGCACGGATGATGCGGGCGTTGGCCTTCCCAAGCGCGGCCTGCTCGGCCTCGCGGCGGGCAGTCGCGGCCTCGTCGTCGGCGGCGGCCGCCGCCAGCTGGTCTTCGAGGGCCTTGCGCTTGTCGCGCTCGGTGCGCCACTTTCCCTTCATCGACGCCAGGGCCCGCTTGCCCTTGTCGCCGAGCGCGTCCGCCCCTTCGGCGTCGTCGGTCTCGTCGTCGCCCTGACCATCGCCGTCGACGTCCGAGGCGCCGTCGCCCTGGCCGTCGTCGTCGGTCTCGTCCTGGCCCTCGCCGTCGTCGGTTCCGTCGCCGCCGTCGGCGTAGAGGGTGAACGGGTCGGCGTAGGGGTGGGCCCAGCCGGGCGCGTGCGCGCGCGTGCGGGCGTGACGGGGCAGGGTGCTGCGGTTCATAGGTGTCTCCCGTTGCGGGGGTGGGCCCATGCGTTGCGCGCGGGCGGGGGATCAGAGGAGGTAGCCGTACCGGCGCAGCAACCTGACCTGGTGCTCCCGGTCGTCGGTCTGCCGGAAAATCTCCTCGGGCATCAGCCGGGGCCCTTTGCTGCGGGTGGCCTTCCGGGCGATGCCGCGTTTCGTGGTGCTCTCGGTCGTGGCCTGCACGGTCCGGCCGAATGCGACTGCGGTCGTCATGCCGCGGCGGGCGTTGACGACCATGCCGATGTCGGCCCCCTCGTCGATCGCCTTGACCGCGGCCTCGCCGAACGCAGCCTTCCGCTGCTTCTCGGACATCGAGTCGTAGACCTTCTTCGGGTCCTGCGCCTCCGGCTTGTGCTCAGCCGTGACGGGCTCCATGCCGCAGTGACAGCGCGGGTGCCGGGCGAACCCGGACGACGTCCCGTACTCGCGGCCGGCAAGCACGATGCACCGCGAGCACGCACCGGCCTCCACGACCCGGATGTACGACGTGACCGCGGGCCGGGCCACCATCGCGACCTGGTCGGCGGCCCGCCCGGCATCCGCGACAGCGGTGCGCACCATGAGGTTCAGCAGGGCCTGGCCTCGCGCCATGGCGTGCGCGATGGGCATGCCCTGACCGACCAGACGAAGCGTCGTCCGTATCGGGACCTGAAGAGCGTGGGCGAGGGGCGTGCCGTCCCCGGTGATCCCGGCCAGCGAGAAGGGGTCCAGCCGATCGGATTCGGCCTGGCCCGGGTCGCGGCCCAGGAGACGGAGCAGCCACGGCTCGGTGCCCTGCGCGGCGGCCAACTGGGCCCCGGCCACAGCTGCGATGACCGGCCCGAGAGCAACCGACCACGAAGCTGACAGGCTGTCCCGGTCTACACCCCGCCACGCCCCCTGCGCTGCCCGCGCCGCAGCCAGAGCCAGACGGACACGGGACAGAGCATGGGCCGTCGCGAGCACGCCGGGCACTACGCCGCCTCCTCGGAGTCGGAATCTTCCTCAGCCTCATCCTGCGGCGCCGGGCCGGCGCCGCCGGTGAGCTGCCGGGTGATCTCCGAGACGGGGTCCATCTCCAGTTCTCGTTCCCGCATCGCGACGACGTCGCCCACCTCGGTCGGGGTGAGCCCGTACCGCAGAGCCAGCCACTCGAAAGGAAATCCGAGCTGCTTCAGCTTCAGCAGTGCGTCGGCCATCTGCGCGTGAGACCGCGACTCCGAGTCGGCCCACAAGACGCGGCCGGAACGCATCGCCGCAGCCTTGCCGTCCTCGCCCTTCGCCAGAGCGATCAGCCGCGCGACTTCGCGCAGCCCCTGCCCGAACCACAACTTCTTCTCGTCGACTCGCTGCACCAGCCCGGTCTCCGCAGCTAGCAATGCGTCACCGGAGAGGTTCGCCATCTTCCCGATGAGGTAGTGCTGAGGGGTCCTCGTCTGGGCCGCGAGGTGGCCCACCGCAACCTCGATGATCCCGGTGTACGCGGCCAGGTTCGCGGCCTGCCACTCGGCGATCTTGGCGTCCTTGCCGGTGATCCACGCAACGCGGTCGATCTGGAACTTGTCGAGGTCAACGGGCTGCTTCCCGATGATCTCGCCCGCGCTGTTCAACTTCGGAATCATCGGGCGCTCGGCACCCATGACGACACGCTGCGGGAACGAGGCATAGTCCGACGCGGTGAACAACTGTGCCCACAGGAGGTTGATGGCGTCCTGCATGGACGTCACGCCATCCACGTCCGACATCGGCTCGTCGACGAGCATCGGTTTGTTCGGCAACTCCACCATCGGCACGACGCCCATGGGGTTCGGCTGCGGGTTCGGCTCGTCGCCCATGTCTCGCGGCTGCCAGCGCTTCAGCTCCTCGTCGACATCAGCCATCTGTGGAGACTTGTCCTGCTGAGCGAGCGGCCGGCAGAACTTCCACACCTCGTGCTTCAGGTACAGGGTGGCGTAGTCCTGGTTGCCGTCCTGCCACCGCTTCAGCGCAGCGCGACGCAGACGGCGCGAGCCGGGCTCGTAGGCGACGATCGACTGCGAGGCGTCCTCGAACGTGACCACCGGCATGTCGGGGTCATCGGGGTCGCCCCAGACGAGCACGAAGCAGCGGGCGCCCGTCACGGATCCGAGGAACCCAAGCTGGCTGTCCACGTCCAAGCCGTTGACCTGCCAGACCTTCCACAGCTCCCTATCCGCAGAGGTTTCGCCGTCGGCCTGGAAGCCGGTCACGGTCAGCCGCTCCACCGGGGAGTCGGCCACCACCTGTGTCCAGTTGTCGGAGAAGTCGCGGTACCGGTCCCCGTGGAACTTCGCGAACTCCGCGCTCGCGAACTTCAGCCGGTGATTTCCCCGGTAGTAGGCGTTGTGCCGGTCGATCGGGCCGCGCCGCCGGATCAGCTCGTTCTCCAGCAGCGCGACCAGCTGAAGGGCCTGCCCCTCCGTAGCCATGGGCCCTCCCTATCCGCCGTAGTAGTAGGACGTCTCCAGCTCGGCGAGGCCGGCCGCGATCACGTCACCCAGCGCTTCGTGCGCCAGGATGCTCGGAATGGTCGCGTCGATCTTCTGGCTCGGGCTGGCCTTCTTCAGCACGTACCGGTCCATCGGCCGCGCGGAAGCCCTTGTGTTCGCGATGTGGTCCGCGGTAATCGGGCAGTCGTCGTGCGAGAACGTCACCGTCCCGTTGGTCGCCCGAACCACATCGGTCTTCAACCGCTCCGCCGCAGAATGCATCTGCACGATCCGACGGGTGTACCAGCGGATCACGCGCTCCTCGCCGTACAGGTCCACCCACTGGTCAATTTCGGTACTCCAGTAGGGCGGATCGGCGTACATCCTGACCACGTCGTACCGGGCCATCAACTGCTCCACGGCTGCATGAACCTCAGCCGCCGGCACCTGCCCGTCGTAGTCCGCCGGGTTCCAGATCGTCGGCTCGTCGTTCGGCCCGTAAACCGGGGTGAACTGGTAGCCGTCCATCGTCTCGGCCCGGATCGCTGTCCAGTCGTCGTTCTCGGACCCGTCGAAGCCGAGCACGATGCGGGTCATGGGTCGGACGCGACGAGGCTTCGCCTTGGCCGCCCACTTCGCCGGATCCAGCCACGATGCCGCCCCTGCTACGCACCGGTTCCCGAAGAACCGTTCGGCCTGCGCCGGGTCCTTCTCCATGATCTCGGCCGCCTCGGCCTCGATCGCGTCCAGGTCGACGTGCGACGACCCGGCGTAGACGATCGTGTGAATCTTCCGACGGTCCCGCTTGTTGCTGTACGACAGCGTCTTCGGGGCCTGCGGGTGGTACCGGAAGATGTCCCGGCGCCTCGACTCGGACGTCGTCTGCGCCACCGAGTTCTCCGACGGGTCCCACCCGTTCGTCGTCTCCATCGACCGGCCACCCATGCCGGCGGTACCGCGGCGCTGGGTCTCAGCGACCCGGCGTAGCTTGTTCGCCGTGTTGTACAGCCCGGTCTCGTCCTGCAACGCGAAGATGATCGGGTTGCCGAGACGGCTGAGCGCGCTCGACGTGACGACGTCGATGCGGCCCTGGTCCCCGACCCGGGTGAACTCCTCACCCACACGCAGCTGCTCGGCCAACGGGCCACGCTTCACCATGGCCTGCAACGGCCGGTAGACGTTCGCGACCTGGTCCTCGGACGTGGCCGTCAACTGGATCAGCGGAGTAGGCCACGGCGTACCCATGGGCTCGCCCAGCTCGTAGTCGTACCACCAACCGCACCCGCACCCGTGCTCCGAGCACCGGTACCGCTCGCCGCCACACGCCCACCCGTTGAACACCACGGGTCCGGCAGCCTCGGCCAGAACCACCGCCGCCGACCACGGCCCCTTGCCGGTCTTCTGAGGCGCGACGATCTGGCTGCGGCGGTAGTGGAACGCCGGCGCGAGCTGGCCCACGGTCGCGGACGGCTTCACCCGGTAGTGGTTGACCGTGCACCAGAGCTGCCACGGGTACAGCTCCATGTCCTCACCCGCGCGGAAGCCGTCCGGGACCGGGCAGTGCCGTTCGATCCAGTCCGGGACGATCCACATGGTGGGGAAGTCGACGACGAACTCGGGCCCGGCGTCAGGTCCCTTCGCCACTGGGCACGACCTTCAGCCGGTCCCGGGCCGACGGGCGCCGGACGGGCGCCGCGGACACCGGGCCGTCGGTGACCGGCGCGTCTGCCGACGGGGCGATCTTCCACCGGTTGCGGTTCATGCCCGCCACGCTCAGCCCCAGAGAATCCAGGTACCCGCGGACCATCTTCTTCACGTCCACCCGGGCATCCACGCGCTCGGCCTCGGCCAACGTCCGAACGAACAGGGCCACCTCCAGCTCCTGGCCCATGTCTTCCCACGCGACAGCCTGCGGCTTTGCCCACAGGTCGTCCCACAGGTCCAGCTCACGGTCAGCAGCCTCGGTCAGCGGCCACTCCGGGGCATCGCCGGTCCGGCCTTCCGCCGGCAGCGTCCGCCACCCGCCCTTCTCCATGGACTTCGCACTGCGCATCGAGCGCGGGTCCGGGGGCGGCCCGGACACGGCGCGAGCTCCGCCACGGGGCATGACGATCACTCCTTCAACGGCTGCGTTGCGCAGCCCGTTTGCCGTCACATTGCGTGACGACTGGGGACCTTTGAACCCGGCTGACTTCCTGGCGCCCTCCCCCGCGTCTGGGCCCCCCTGGGCCGCTGGGGGTGTCCCCCTGGGGCGGGTCGCTGAGCGTGACGGCGTTGGTCAGTGTCCGAATGTTTCGCGTGCTGTTTTGCGCGAGTGATGACGCTTGGACATGGCTTGCCAGTTGGTGGGGTCGAAGCCTCTCGGTCCGAGGGGGCCGAGGCCGTCGATGTGGTCGACCTCGGTTGCGAGGTCGCGTTGGAGTGGGGGGAGGGGCGTGCACTCGTCGCACTCGCAGTACGGGTGGTCTTCGAGGTAGCGCGCGCTGGCGTTGCGCCATGCGGTGCCTCGTCCTGCGTTGCGGTGGGGGGGTCTGTCTCGGGTGGCCTGGGCCTGGCATGGGGGGCATCGGCCATGGGGGGTGAGGGTTGGGCAGCCTGGTGTTGGGCACACCTGCATGGCCTTGCGGGGGGACATGCTTACCTCGGCATCAGTTGTCAGCAGAGAGTTCGATGTCCGACGTGGCGCTGAAGCCGATCGGCGTGGCTGGCTTCTCGGCTGGTACGGCAGAGAGGAGTCGAAGGGCAGTTGCCTCGGCGGCTGCCAGCTTCTGTAGCGAGCTGCCCTCTATGTCGATGTCCACGCTCCGACCTTCACCGGACACGCTGATCCTCATGGCTACCTCCTGGCGTGCCGAGGCCCGGCGGTGCGGTGTGCACGGCCGGGCCTGGGTGGGGTCGGTCAGCTCTTGGGGTCGGGGCAGTTCGTGGTCAGGGCGGGCCAGTTGTCGCCCTTAACGCGGCCCCCGGTGTAGACCTGGGAGGCCTGCTCGTCCTTCACCCACTCGCCCATGCAGACGTACACCTTGTCGGTGTCGCTGCGGACGACGGTGACGCTGTAGTTGAGGAACCGGTCGCCGATGTGGTGCTGGGCGTAGTCCTCGACGGCGGCCTTGGCCTGGTCGACGGTGGCGTCGGGGATGACCAGGTCTACGCTGCCGGTCTTCTTCTTCTCGGTCTTGTTGGCGATGGTGTAGGCGGGTCTCACCTTGGCCTCCTCGTCCTTCAAGTCGGTGTCGTTGCTGCCTACGATGGCGGCGACGATGACGAGGATCAGGAGAACGGTGATGGGTAGGCAGCCGAAGCCGAGGATCTTCTTGTTCAGGCGGCGCCGGCGGTTGACCTGGTCCGGTGTCAGGGTCTTGCGGTTGCTCATGATCCCCCCAAGGTGGCGTGAGGTGGTCACGCTTCCATATGTGGGGGTGGGGTGAAGGCGGGGTGACTGTCCTGTGACATGACGAAGCCCCCGTGGTGGCGGGGGCTGTGCGTATGTCTGGACATACGGGTGGTGGGGAAATCGTGGCGCATGAAGCGCCGCAGGTCAAGCTGCTGTGGTTCCGCGCTGTCCGGCACGTGTCGGCTTGGCCGCATACCGGGCTGCCTGAACGTCAGCGACGCGGTAGATCGGGCGCTTGGGGCTGCCGCCGCAGCGGGTGAGGAGGCCACGGCGCACCCAGTCGCGGATGGTCGCGGGGGCGACGTCGGCGGACTGGGCGGCCATGGTGGTGGTGAGGGTGCCGATGGGCGGCAGGAGGTACTCCATGCAGCCAGTGTGGCTCAGCCGGGCAGCGTGGGCAGCGGTTGGTCTGGCACGCCGTGGGTGGCCCTCATGCGCAGCACGTGTTCCTGGAGAACGGGACCGGCGTGGAACCACTCGCGTTGGCCGGGGACACGGAGGGCGGAGAACTGGTGGTGGCGCTGGTTCTCGATGCCGATACTGCCGGGCTCCAGGGCCAGGAGCTCTTCGGGCAGAATCTCCCTCATGCGGCGGCGAAGTTCTGTGGTCGTACCGATCTTGATCAGGGCCCCGCGCCGGACGTAGTAGACCACTGCCTCGTGCTTACCTTCGGCGGGGATGCGCTCTGCCTTGAATGCGCTGCCATCAGCCATTACCCAACGCCGCTGTTCGGCGCGGCCCAGCTTGATGGCGGCAGTGACCATCTCCTCGGTGAGCTCAACCCCTGCTTCGGTGAAGCGTCCGACGGCCTGGACGATCTGAGTGAACGCCGGGTCGGCGCGGTCGATCAAGTCGGCCAGGTGGGCGTGTTGTGCGGCTTCTTTAACGTGCCCCACGCCTTCGTCGCTCCAGATGTGAAGGCGGTTATCCTCGTACATGTCGATCTCCTCGAAGGTCGGCCACGCCCCGGGGCTGTTACCGCAGCCGCCGGGGTTTCATGTGCTCATTGTCCCACGCAGGTAGGACAGTTGGGGGTGTCCAGACGTGGGTGAGGCCCCACCGGCGGGGCGGTGGGGCCTCGGTCCGTAGCGCGGCAGCCAGCTCGCGATCCGGGTGGGTGGTGCCTGATGCGGTCAGGTTACTGCGGGGGTGTGACAGCGGCCGTTCATCGTTCCTTCAGTTCGGCCGGGAGGTCGCCAGCCGCGTAGGCGGGGAGGTCGGGGCGCAAGGCCCGCAAGTCCTCTGCCGTGACCCCCAAGCGGCGTGTGGAGATGGCGACGAAGGGCTCGCCGCACGGCCGGTCGTGGGGGGCGGGGGTGCCCCAGCCTGAGAGCAGTCGGGTGTGGTGGGTGTCCTGGATGCGTGCTCCCTTTCCGCAGCGGCTGCACTTGGTGGTGTAGTCGTCGACGATGAGGATCGCTCGGCGTGCCATGTGGTCATCATCCCTTCTTCGGGGTGGTGTTGCTGGCCTTCTCGGCGGCTCGCTTCTGCTGCGAGGCCTCGTTGCGGCGGCGGAGTTCGTCGATGCTGATCGGTTGGAGTGCCATGATGCGGGTCCTGTCTCGTGGTTGGGGATGGGGCCCGGGGCGGCCGGTCGCCTGGCAGTGAGTCGGCCGCCCACGGGGTTAGGCGTGCTTCGGGGTCCAGGTGCCGTTGTCGAGGTCCGTCAGCTCGTCGATGTGCTCGTCGGCGGCGGCCCGCATGGTCTCGGCGAGTCGGTACTCCCCGGCCTGCATGAGGTCACGTTGGGCGCGGCGGGATGCGGCGATGTCGGCTTGGATCTCGGCGCGGGTCTCGTCGGCGGGCTGGTCGCCGGTGAAGTGGCGGCTGGCGCTCATGACGGGGTCCTTCCTGGGTAGACCGGCGGTAGGTCCGCCGGTAGATCGAGGTAGCTCAACTGGTAGAACCGCAGGTAGACGGGGGTGGTAGACGTCTACGCGGCGTCCGGGACGGCGTCGGCCGGGGAGGGGGTCGGAAGGTCGTCGCGGTGGACGCCGGACGCCACCTTCCCGGCCACCTTCACGGAGCGCCGGACGGGCACCTGGAGAGCGACCAGGTGGGCCCGGAGGTCGGCCACCTCGCGGTGCTCCCACTGGCCGTGGTCCTGGAGGTGCTTGAGGAGCACCGCGAGGTGGACGCCGGGGCGGTCGCCGATGAGGGTCCGGATGAGGTCGAGGAGTTGCTCGCGCTGGGCGGCGGTGTCCTCGGCGGGGAGCGGGCCCTCCTCGGCAGACTCGGGAGCGGCCGTCGGCAGGGCCCGGACGGCGGCCCAGCACCAGAGGGGCACGAGGACCCAGAGGGCGCTCGGCCAGCGGCGGAGCAGCAGCCACACCCCGTACGCCCCGGCGGCGAGGATGGCCAGGCGCAGGATGCATCCGAGGATCGCGGCGATGCCGTGGAGGTCGTCGCGGCGGCCGGCGCGGACCCAGTTGGCAGCGCGGGCGGTCAGGCGGTGGACGAGGATGCGCTGTCCGGCGGTGAGGGTGCGGGCGCCGCGGTGCGCCTTGGTGGTCATCAGGAGTGGCCTTCGAGGATGTTGCGGCCCTTGGCTCCGGCTTCGTTGATGAGGCCGGGGAGTCCGTCGAGGGCTCCGGCGACACCGGCGGTGGCGCAGAGGATCATTCCGGCGGCGAGGAACCCGATGAGGCGGCCCTTGTCGTCCTTGTTGGCGGCCTTGTAGGAGACGACGAGGATCACGAAGAGGAGGAAGGTGACGGCGCCGCCTTCGGGGGTGAGGCGGCCCATGGAGGCGGTGGCGAGGGTGTCTCCGGCGTCGGTGCCGGTGGTGGCGGTGATGGCGGTTCCTCCGGCGCCGCCGGTGGCGGTGCGGGTGCATCCGGCGAGCCATCCGGCGAGGCCGCCGACGCAGATGGTGGCGAGGGCACCGGTGAGGAAGCCCTGGAGCATGGGGATCAGGTCCTTGAGGGCCCGCCCACCGGTCCACCACTTGCGCAGGTAGATGGCCATGATGGCGATGGCGATGAGGCAGGCGGCGAGGGTGGCGCCGGTGCTGGTGTTCACGGTCGGACTCCGGTGATCCAGGTGATCGGGTCGTACAGGTGGATGGCGCCGGCCAGGCCGGTGAGGGAGACGGCGAGGAGCAGGAGGCGCTTGAGGGTGCCGCCGCTGGTGGTGATGCGGATGACGGCAATGGCGAGGGGGGTGAGGGCGAGGGCGTAGCCGGCCTCCTGGCCCCAGGTGTCGCGGGCGAGGGAGACGCACGAGGCCCAGGTCGTGGCGACGCTGTAGCCGATGCCCGGGATCGGCAGGACCGCCAGGGCGAGAGCCCCGCAGATCTGCCAGGGGCGGCCGATGGTGGTGATCCACGCCCAGAGGCGTTGCCACCGGGTCGGCTCGGGCGGCGGCTCGTAGGCCATGACGACGTGCACGTGGAACTGCGGTTCGGGCAAGGGCGGTGGGGCCGGTGCGGGAGCCGGGGGAACGAAGGCGGCCGGCGGCGGCGGAGGCGGGGGTGCCGCGGGGGCTTCGCGCCGCGGCGGGGCCTCCCCCGGGAGCGGCCCGCGGTTCGGAAGGGGGGCGCCGGCCGGGATGATCCGGGTCGGTGTGATCGGTTGGTCGGTCACGACGTCCTCAGTGTGGGATGGCCGCGGCGAGGGCGGCGAGGGTGAGTACGAGGGTGAGGGTGGCGAGGAGGCGGGGTACCTCGTGGGCGACGAGCGCGGTGAGGATGGCCCCGGCGCCGAGGGCGGCGACCGGGAACATCCAGACGACGGCAGTCATGTCTGCCGGGCCTCGCGGAGGTACCGCTTCGCTGTGGCGGCGCTGACGTTGAGCCGCTCAGCGACCTTGGCCGAGGTGAGCCCGGGGTCCTGAGCCAGGAGCTCAGCGACCTTCTCGACGGCCTGAGCCCGTTGAGCCTGCTGAGCGGTGAGCTGGGCGGAGAACCCGAACGACGGGGCCTGGGGCTCAGCCGCGCGGGCTGGGGGCTCAGGGGTCGCGACCTGCGTTGATGAGTGCAGGTAGTGCTGCGGCTCGGCCGGGGGCTCAGCGGGCTCAGGTGTGGGCTCAGCGCGGTGAGCCGTGGGCTCAGCCGGGCTGTATGCGGTGAGCTCCAGCGGCCGGCGGCGGGCGAGTTCGCGGCCCTTGTTCATGCGGGTGAGCTCGATCTCGAAGTCCGTGGACACCTCGGCGAGCTGGAGTTCGGCGTCCATCTCGCGGCGCCGCATTTCGACTCGGTGGCGGGCTTCCTCGAAGGCGAGCCCGCGTTCCATGCGGGCGAGGACGGCTTGTTCGTCGTCGGTGAGGGCGGTGGGGTCGCGCATGTCGGTGAGCGCGAGGAGCCAGACGACCTTGGCGCCGAGGGGGAGGAGGGGCCCGGCGACGGCCATGGGGAGGCTGTCGGCGCGGTGGCCGTGCCAGACGAGGAGTCCGGCGACGGCGAGGAGCGCGGCCCATCCGACGTACGGGACGAGGTTGCGGCCCTTGCCGGCCGGGGCGGGGATGCGGAGGCCGCGGGCTTCGGCGGCGATGACGGAGGCCCAGACGATGTCGGCTCCGACGGCGACGGTGAGGCCGATGCGGCCGGTGCCGAGGAGGTCGACGAGGGACCAGGTGGTCCAGGCGAGGGAGGCGCCGGAGAGGATCACGGCGGGGATGGTGAGGGGCGAGATGCCCTTCGGCCAGTTGGGCATCAGATTCCCTTCGCAGCATCGGTGGCGCGGATGGCGTAGGCGTCGGGTGTCTCGCCGGGGTGGATGGTCGGGAGGGCGGCGGCCGCCCGTTCGATGGCTTTGTCGGCGACGACGTCGGGGAGCCCGGCGGTGAGCGCGAGGGCGGTGCGGTGGAGTACCTCGTTGAGGACGTCGAGGGTCAGCGGAACGAACGGGTCTTCGTCGCGGAGTGCGGCGGCGACGCAGGTGAGGATGGTGTGGGCACGGGTCGGGGCGGCGAGGAGGGCCTGGAGGCCGTGGTCGAAGGCGTCGGTGCTCATCGGTTGGCCTCCTTGTCGAGGGCGGCGACGAGCTGGCGGAGACGCATGTCCAGGTGGACGGCGGCGCGGATCATGGCCTGGTGGTCGTGGATGTTCGCGGTGCTGCTCTCGGCGAGCTGCTCGCGGGCGGCGTCGATCGCCATGTCCAGCGGGAGGGCGTACGAGGCGTCGGTCTCCGGGGCGTACAGCGGGTCGTACAAGGTGGTGGGGTCGGTGCTCATGCGGTCACCGCCGGGCGGGGGAGGCCGATCGTCAGCCGGTCGCGGCGCCGCATCGAGGCACCGCGGGCGTCGGTGTTCGACGTCGGGGTGCCGCAGGTGCAGGTCCAGTCGCCGCAGAGGGGGCAGGCGTCGTCGCTGTCGTCGTCGAACGGCTGCATGACCGGGGCCGCGGGGAGGGTGCCGGTGCAGGTGCAGTCCTCGAAGGTGCGGCGGCAGACGGGGCAGCGGCGGTTGATGGTGCCGGTGACGCCGGTCTCGGTGGCGCGCACGGTGATGGTGCGGCCGTTGAGGTGGCGGATGGTGCCGACGGCGATGAGACGCCGGTCGGGCGGGATGTTGCTCGCGGTCGGGGTCTGGATACGATCCATGACGGACCTGCCTCTTCGTCGCTGTTGCGGGTGGGTCTGCCCCCGGTCCATGTGGCGTGTCAGCGCCGGGCCGGGGGCTTTCCCGTTTCCAGATACGACCGTAGCGACTTCCTTGCCATATGGCAATGAGGTCGGGGAAGATGGTGCCGTGGCCGACGAAGAAGGAGGGCCAGACATGGTGTCGTTCAGAGAGCTCGTCCGGCGGCTCGTGGCTGACGGGGTGGTGGAGCGGATGACGCACCAGCGCGTCTCGCAACTGTCGCGGGACGACCCGGCGTTCCCGCCGGTCGTTCAGATCGGCCGGTCGAAGGCTGTGGACTACCGGGTGGCACGCCCGTACTTCGCAGGCCGGAAGTCGCGCCAGGGGCAGCGCACGGACCTGCGCCCGCCGACGGCCGAGTAGCCCGCGCGCGAGGAAGCCCCCGACCGCGATCTGGTCGGGGGCTTCGTCATGCTGTCAGGCTGCGGCGCGGGCGTCGGCGTCGGCGTCGATGAGTGTCTTCAGCCCCGCCCACATGGCCGGTGGGTACGTGATGCCGCACCACGAGCACGTCACCACCCGCTCGCCGTGGCCGAGCCGGAGCACCGCGCCACAGATCGTCTCGTCCTCGTGCACGGCCGGGCAGGTTCCGACCCGGGTGCCGCGCACCTGGTCGACGGCGGGGGCGACGATCGTCTGGACGTTCCGGGTAAGGGCCCGGATCTCGGTGGCGAACTCCCCTGCCTGGGACCACTCGCGAACAATCCAGGGCATGTGCCCAGTGAGGGCTCTGACTGCCCGCGTGATGCGCTGCGCAACTCTGCCTGGGGTGACGGGCCGGGTCATGCCGCGTTCGGCCCTCACAGCCGCCTCCCAGTCCTCCAGGACTCCGACGATGCCCCCGGCGGCCCTCAGGTCGAGGACGTGCTCGCGTACGGGTAGGGGGGCGGGGCCGCCCTTGCTGCTGCGTCCGTGCCCGGCGGCCATGGACGGGGCAAGGTGGGCCCCCAGCTCCTCGTAGAGGGCGGGGAGGGCGGCCAGGTGCCGAAGGGTGCTTTTGGTGCAGGCGGAACACAGCATGCCGCTGATGGTGTCGGGCTGGTCGCAGAGCTGGCAGAGGTCCACGGATGGCTCCTGATCGTGCGGTGGGACGGGGCTGTGCGGGGTGGCCGCCCGGGTGGGGTCCGGGCGGCCGTGGCGGTCAGGCGGGGTGCTGCTCGCGGTAGAGCTCGGCGCGGCCCTGGTGGACGCCCTTCATGCGGTGGCCTCGGTCGGTGTAGCAGGCGGCGCCTCGGACACTGCCGCACTCGGGGCAGGCGACCATGAGTTCCTTCTTGTGCACGGTCGGTTCACGGCGGGTCATGTGGCTCCTCATGTGGTGGGCTGCTCGTCGTGGGTGCGGGTCAGGTGGTCGGCGAGGTCGTCGGCGACGTATCGCAGGTCGGGGTAGGCGGCAACGATGGCTGCCGCGTATCGGGCGCGGAGGGCTGCCCGTGTGGGTGCGGCGGCCTCCAGCTCGGCGACCTGCTGCTCCAGGGTGGTGATGAGCGACACGAGTTGGTCGGCTTCGGCGGGGAGGAGGGCGCCGCGTCGTGCCCGGTCGAGGAGGTGGTGGAGGCGGTCGTCGCGGTAGTAGGGCGTGGTCATCGTGTGGGCTCCTCGGGCGCGGCAGGGGCAGCGGGCTGCTCGTCGTCGGCCTCGCCCATCGCGGTGAGCAGCTGCTTGACGGTGACGGTGTGGTAGCCGGGGCGGCCGGAGCAGAGGAGTTCGACGGCGTGGAGGCGGCGGGCAAACCGGCGGACCGTGTCCTCGGGGCCCTCGGTCTGGTCGGTGCTCGTGGTGGGCGGCTGCACCCCGGCGGTGGCCAGCTCGTGCACGGCCTCCGGGTCTCCGCCCGCAGCCCGGACCTGGAGCGGCAGCTCCGCCCAGACGTCGCTCATCCACTCCATGGCCCACTCGTCGCCGCCGCGCCATGCCCGGTGCATGTCCTCGCGGATGTGGCGCAGGGCGTTGACGAGGGGCTGTTGGAGGGCCTGAAGGTCACGGATGGTGCCCATCAGCTCGGCCAGCACGCTGGGCGAGGGGGTCGCGGCCCGGTCGGCAGGCGCGGACGGGGCCGCGGGGCGCGCGTCCAGGCAGCGCGTCTCCGAGCCGGGACTGTGGATCCACCCGGACCCGTCGGAGTGGGTCATCCACTCGATGGGGTCTCCGCAGACGCAGCGCGCGCCCTCGGTCTCGGTGGTGCCGAGGAGCTGCCGGGCCACCGCCAGGGCAGCGGACAGGTCGCAGATCTCCGGGCTGCACCCGCGCTGACACTCCTCGTGGTCGGCCTCCCGGCTGGTGGACATCACCCCGTCCAGCAGCCGGGCCAGGGCGAGGCCGACCCCGGGGTGCATCAGGGCAATGTGTGCGCCGACTGCCGGGGAGACGCACGGAGTACCAGCCGCACGGTTCCCGTGGGCGGCGAGGCGGAAGAGGCTGTGCGTGGTCGCCGCCGGGCGGACGATCGTTCCCTCGGGGAAGTGGTCGGCGACCCAGGGCTCACCGCCTGCGGTGGTCGCGGTCTGGCGGAGCAGCTCGGCGGCGGCGCGCAGCAGGTCGGCGGGGCGGTCAGCGGCGGGGGTGGTGTCAGTCATCGGGCGGTCTCCTCGGTGGTGGCGAGCAGGGTCTTGATGTGGCGTCCTGCGACCTGTGACGGTTCGCTCATCTCGGGGCGGAGCCAGGCGCTCGCGGCGGCATCAATCACGTCGAGCCGGTCATGGGCCGCGTCCAGCTCGGCGGCCAGCTGCTCGGCTCGGGCTTCGGCCTGCTGCCGGAACTGGTGCGGGGTCGGGCACTCGCGGCGCTGGACGGTGACGGTGTAGCCCTGGCCGGTCTGGCCGTCTGTCATTTCCATCTCGACGTAGTTGGAGGCGCCGTGGCCGTCGAGGACGCCGCGCATCCCGGCGGCGAAGATCCGGACCATCTCGGTGGCTTCGGCGAGTTCGAGGGTGGCGACGCCGTCCTTGATGGTGAGGGCGCGCATCATCGTGCCGTCGACGAGGATCTCAGCGGCGAGGTCACCGAGGGCGTCAAGCGCGATGTCGGCGGCGAGCGGCAGGTTCGGCTTGCGGCCGGGACGCCGCCACGCCGCCCACGTCTCGGTAAGCCGCTCTTCGATGAGGTCGCGGGCCCGGGTACGGCGGGCCTCGCGCTGCTCCTCGGTCAGCTCGGCAGCGGCGGGGGTGGGTGTGGTCACAGGGTCCTCCAGGTGGGTGGGATGCTGGGGTGGGCGCCCCGCCGGATAGCCGCCGGCGGGGCGTCTTGGCGTGTCACGGGGTGGGCCGCTTCCGGTACGCGGCGGTGCGCGCCTGGTGCACGTCGTGCCGGCGGGTGCGGGTCCCGGAGTGGCTCGTGCACAGGTGGCCGGGCTGACTGCCGCAGGTCGGGCAAGCGACCCCGAGCTGCGGCAGGTCGTCTGCGGGGTTGGTGTCGGGGTGAGAGGTGGTCATGAGTGCCTCCGTGGTGTGATGGGTGGAGGTCCGGGCCTGACAGCAACAGGCCCGGACCGCTACGCGGCGGGAAGGATGAGCTGGCCGAGGACGCGGCCGACGCGGTCCTGGTCGATGAGGTCGGCGACGTCGCCCGCGGAGGCGCCGCGCGGCACGGGGAGGCCGAGACGGCGGCAGAGGCCGAGCTGCTTCGGGCTGGGCTTCCCCGCCCTCCACCGGGCGTGCTTCGACACGAACGCCCCCGGCGCGAGAACGCGGGCCTGCTGCTCCAGCCACGCCAGGGCCTCCGGCAGCGGCCGGGCGATGTCGTCCCTCGGCGGGTGCGCGCCGTGCGCCTGGGTCCAGCGGCGCATCCGGTACAGCCGGGTCCCCGGGTCACGGACGAGGAACAGGACCATGGCGGACGTGAGGCGGATGAACCACGTGCCGTCAGCCGTACGCAGCCAGCGAATCGCGCTGTTGCCAAAGAGATTGATCTCCTCGGCGTCGACGCGCGCGGCGAGCGCCCTGCGCTTCTCGGCGGCCGCGTGCTCCTCGGCGACCTCCCGCAGCGTCTTGTTCTCGGTGGCCTCCCCAACCTCCCGCGCAGTGAGGTCGACCATGGACGCCAGCTTGTGCCGGGTCGAGGCGCCCATGACGTCCAGCAGCAGCGCGTCCCGCTTCCCCGGCGCCGGGCGGAGAGCGCGGCCGGCCATCTGCACGTACAGGCCGGGCGACTTGGTGGGGCGGGCGATCACGGCGCAGCTGGTGTGCGGCGCGTCGAACCCCTCGGTGAGCACCATGCAGTTGGTGAGGACCTGGACGTCTCCGGCCGTGTAGCGGGCAAGCGTGGCGCGGCGGTCGTCGCGGCTCATGTCGCCCCACACCGGCGCTGCGTTGATCCCCGCAGCCTCCAGCGCGGAGGCCGCCGCCTGGGCGGTCGCCACGGTCGGGGTGAAGACGACGCCGGGCCGGTCGGCGGCGTGGTCGACGTACGCCTTCGCGATGGCGTCCAGCGCTCCGGAGTCCTCCAGGGCCTGGCCGAGCTGCCCGTCGACCAGGTCCCCGCCGCGCGTACGGACCTGGTCGAGGTCGAGGGTGTCCACGGTGATGCGTTTGCCGCGGACGTCGCACAGGAAGCCGTCGCTGATCATGTCGAGGATGTCCAGCCTGAAAACGACGTCCTCCCACACCTCGGCCAGGCCGCCGTCGGTGCGGGTCATCGTCGCGGTGAACCCCGCGACGGGCGTTCCGTCCCAGGCTCCGAAGTGACGCAGGACGTCCATGTAGGTGCGGGCGGCCGCGTGGTGGCACTCGTCGACGATGACGAGGCCGATGTCTCGGATGGCCTCGCGCCGGCGGGCGACCGCCAGGGTCTGGATGCTGGCCACGATCACGTCGGCGTCGTGGTGCTGGTCGCGCTCGGCCTTGACGATGCCGACGCGCAGCATCGGGTCGACGGCGAGCAGCTTGGCCGCGGCCTGCTCGATGAGCTCCTCCCGGTGCGCGATGACCAGGACGCGGCGGCCGCCGAGGCTGTCGAGCATCTGGTGGGCCAGGTGGGAGAAGACAACGGTCTTCCCGGCGCCGGTCGGAAGGACAACGGCGAGCCGGGTGGCTCCGGCTGCCCAGCCGGTTCGCAGGGCCTCGATGGCGTCGAGTTGGTACGGGCGAGGGGGGAACGTGGTTGTGGTCATGGGTCACCTCGGTTTCGGTTGCTGGGTGTTTGCGGGGAGTGCGGGGACTCGGCGGTCGCTATGCGGGGACTCCTGGCAAGACTTTGAGTGGTGCTGATCAGCGGTTTTGCGGGGATGCGGGGACTTGCGGGGACTTAGGAAGTCCACTGATGTCGAGGAGCTGTCGAACCGCTGTGTGTTGATCCACAGCGCATGCGATGCGCGATGCATGTGAGAGGCGCGCGGTATATGGGGAGCGGGGCGGGCTCCCGCAAGTCCCCGCGTCCCCGCATCAGCGCTGGTGGACCGCTGTGCGGGGACCTCTCCAAGTCCCCGCACAGGTCCCCGCAGAGTCCCCGCACTCCCCGCCGGACGGCTTCTCACTGCTCGTGCCGTCCGGTACCGCGGTCGGCGTGGACGTCGACCCGCCAGAGGTTCTGCTTCCGGTGGCTGTCGACGACCATCACGACCTTGTGGATGCCGAAGTAGCGGCCCTGCCGGGCCTTGAGCCAGATGCCGAGCTGGTTCGCCGAGGGCGGCTCGTCGCCCTTGCGTGGCACGTGGGTGGGCAGGCCCTTGATGACCGCGCCCGTTGCCAGCGGCTCGTTGCCGTAGGTCTCGCGCCACATCTCCAGGAAGAGCGACCACTCCTGCTGCTCGTCGTCCTGGTTCTCGGCGTCGGCGGTGTCGGCCATCCAGCCTTCTACGCCGAGGTAGTGGAGAAGGCCCGCCATCATGGAGGCCCATTCGCTGTAGTCGCCCTTGCGGACGCGGATGACGGGGGCCCCTGCGGCCAGCCAAGCCCGGACGAGGGTGACGAGCGCGGCGACCAGCGTGGAGGCGTTGGTGCGCAGCCAGGGGCGCAGGTCGCCGATGCGGAACCCGTCCCGCTGGTCAGGGTCGGGGCAGTCGGGGTCGAGGCGTACCCACAGGATGCGGCGCTTGTTGTCGCCTCCGGTCCGCAGCGCGTTGCCGGTGACCACCCACAGCCGGTCGTTCCGCATGGTGACCTTGCCAGTGGCTCCGAGGATGCGGTCGCCCCAGTGCTCGCCGGTGAGGAGAGCGGAGAGGATCGGCGTCTTGAGGACGAACCCGTTCGGCAGGTTGTCGAAGACGACGACGGGGGACCCGGTGCCGTACAACTGCGTCGTGATGCTCTTGCGTAGCTCGGTGTCGTTCTCGGGCCAGGCCGTGTCCGCCGTGCCGAAGCAGTACTTGAAGATGTCCTTCAGTAGGGTCTTGCCGCTGCCGGCCGCCGTCGCGGTGATGGCCACCATCTGAGTCGGCCCGTGGAAGTACGCGCGCAGGATCGGGGTGAGCAACGCGCCGAGGAAGTTCGCTCGGTCGCTCGGCTTCACCCACGGGAAGTCGTGCAGGACGTCGCCGAGCACGATGCCTTTTGCCCGCTCCAGGCTGTCCCTGGTCACCTGCGGCTGAAGACGGCGCAGCGGCACACGAGGCTCCAGGTAGAGGCCGGTGGCCCGGTCGTACCCGGGAGACTCCAACAGGCTGCCGTCGGGCCGGATCACGGGAGATGTGACGACCCCGCGCAGCGTCGGCAGAGGCCAGTCCTTCCGCCCGAGGACCGTGGCGCAGCTCTTCGGCATGAGGAGCTCTCGGTGTTCCTCCATCTGTTCGGTGACCGGGTTGCGCTTCACGACGTAGCTGGAGACGTGGTCGGCGAGGTACGCGCGGAGGTTGTCGGACGCGAGCTGCTGCACCACGGGGTCGTCGTTGTCGTCGCGGTACACCCAGCACGGCCCCCCGGACCGCTTGTAGAGGTCGGGCAGTCGGCCGTCCTTCATGAGGGCGAGGACACCGTCGATGCCGTCGGCCTCGTTCGTGATGTCCAGCTCGGGGCGGGCCGGGACGGCGCGAAGCTGCGGGCCGCCCTCGAACCCGTCCTGCGGGTCAGGTGCGTGGTCCGGGTCCAGCGCGGAGGACCCGTCGGCGAAGTGCTGCTGCTGCGCAGGTACGGAGGAGAGGCGGCGGCGCACGGGGGCGCTGCCGTACCCCTGTTCCCGAAGGGCGGAAGCAGCCGCCTTGTGGTTCCCGCCGTGGTGCAGCTGCGCGTACGCTCCGAACTTGCTGTAGGGCGTCTCGGCGGTGAACTCGCTGCTGGTGGTGAAGACGTACAGCCGGTCAGCGTCTCCGCGGCCCGTGGTGGCCTTGACCCCGCCCTTCCCGTCGGCCCACCCCCAGTAGGTAGTGGTGCCGCGCGTGGTCACCGGGACGAAGGTCCCGTTCAGGATCGTCGCCCAGTCCGCGCGCCGCTCGAAGTCGTCGCCGGGGCGGAGGCCGCCGTCGGGCAGCGGCGGCAGGGTCTTGCCGATCGCCTTCGGTGACTCGGGCTTGGGGAGGGTGTCGACCATCCGGCAGATCTCGTGGACGGCGTCCAGACGCTCGGCGCTGATGGTGGGAATGGTCGAGGGGTTTCCGCTGGTACGGAGGTAGGGTCGGCCGGTCGCGTGGACGGCCCCCCCGCTCGGCTCGACGAGCCCGTACCCGCCTTCGCCGCGCGTTTCGATCTGAACGCGGATGATCTGGCTTCCGGGCTTCTCGGCCAGGCGCTGCTTCTCCTCCGGCGTGTACTCCTCCGGGCGGGCCAACCGGGACGCCAGCTTCGTGTTGGGCCGGACAGGGCCGCCTTCGACGCGAACCCGGAAGTGCCGGCCGCCGGACGGGGACGTACTGGCCCACCCGGTGAGGATGGCGTGCCATTCCTCGCCGAGCCCGGAGGCCACCATGACCTCGGTGACCTCGTCGAGGAGTCCCTCCTCGATGGCGGCTCCCTCGAACTCGATGAGTTCCACGCCGCCGGACACGGCTCCGTAGACCACGGCGATACCTGCGGTCGTGCCCGCCGGGAACCACCGGTCGTGCTCGGCCGGGATCGAGCGGGTCACCTTGTACGGCGTCCACTTGACGGAGGCGGCCTTGCTGCCGTCGGCTTTGATGGGGAGTACGCACAGCCCGGCCTCGTCGTACTCGCGGGCTGCGGCCCGCATGTCGGGCGTCTGCGCGTCGGTCACTGGTGGTTCTCCTGGCGTGAGGGGCAGACCGTGCGGTGGATGTCGGAGGCAGTGGCGGTGAACGCGGCGACCGCGGCGGGCCCGGTGACGATGTCGCTGCGGTAGTCGCAGGGGATGCACTCGTACCGGGCGCGCGGGGGGCGGTCCCGGTCGCCGAAGTCGACGTGAAGCGCGCCAACGATGCGCCGGGGGGCCGGGCTACTCATGGGTGCCTCCGTCGTTCTCGGCCAGGCCGAGGAAGGCGAGGAGGTCGGCGCGACGGACGCGGACGATGCGGCCGAGCGGGACGACGGGGACGGGGAACTCGCCCTGGCGGATGAGCCGGTACCCGAGGTCGCGGCCGATACCGAGGGCGGCGAACGCGTCTTCCGCCTTGGCCATGGCCGGGAGGTTGAGGACCTCCTGGGCGCTGAGTGCGGTGGGAGTGCTCATGCGGGCACCGCCTCGGGACTCGGCGTGCTGGCGTCGACGAAGCTTCGTCCGGCGCGCTCGCACGGGACGAACAGGATGAGCAGGTCAACACCTATGACCTGCGCGATGCGCTCGGCCTTCTCGCGCGGCAGGAACCGCTGTTCTCCGGAGAGCAGCGCGCCGACGGTGCCGAGGGGAAGGGAGGTGAGCGAGGCGAGGTCGCGGGAGGTCAGGCGGGCGCCCGTCCCGCTGCGCTCCATCACCTTCGCGAGCAGCTGCCGGTCGTAGACCCGGCACATGGGTGCTTGGGGCATGTTCACCTCACGGAATGGTTCGTTCATTTTTCTGAACGCCCCCAGCATTCCATTGCCTGAACGGATTGTCCAGGCAGTTGAAGATCGAGGGTGTCGTGAGCCCCGTGCGCCCCCGTGGCGCTCTAGCGCTTCCGTGTCATTGCCTGAACAATCCGTTCAGGTCGCGTGACGCCCCAACCCTGCGACATGGTGAGATAGGGCCGCGCGCGAGTGATCACCCTGAACAGCCATCGCACTGGAGTGACAGGATGAACGTCATGATCGAGAACAGGCCGGATGCCGAGGCGGCCTCCGAGACGACCGAGTTCGCTGACCTCATCAGGGAGCGCCGGGCGGCCTTGGGGCTATCTCTGAATGCGTTCGAAAAGCTCGCGGTCGACCCGAAGACGGGCACGCGGGTGAAGTCGGGGTGGGTCTACCGCCTGGAGACCGGGGAGCCGGTGATCCCTCCCCGCCTCCCGCAGCTCAAGGCGCTGCGGGAGGCGACAGGTCTGCCGCTGTACCAATTGCAGGACGCGGCGGGGGCTCAGTTCTTCGGAATCGAACGAGTGTGGGCGGAGAGTGGCGAGGCGAGCGCCCTCGTTCGGCGCACAGCGAGGCTGACCGAAGATCAGCGCGAGCAACTCCTGCGCCTGATCGATGCGTTCGCGCCACCAGGCGAGGATGAGTGCTGACCTGCACCCTTAACCTTGACATTACCCAAAGTGATACCCCTCGAAAGGGTGTAGGCATCAACACTTTGTAGTGACATGATGTCGGCATGTGACGGAGCGCACACGAAGCGGGGGAGTGCGCTCCGGGAATCGAACATATGAACGAAGCGGGGGCGAGGATGGACATCGCAGCAGCATCGCAACCGGCGACCCTTGGGTATGCCGTGAGCGCCGACCTCCCCACAGGCCGACGAGTGGTACCCGTTACGACAGCGACCGGGGTCGTAATGGTTGTACGGGAGGGCAAAATTACTCCCGAGGTCGTCAAGGAGATCGTCGAGATGTACGACGCGCTGACCGCGCTCGGGCTGATCGTCCAGGAGGAGTGACCCGTGGTCGCATCGCGCAGAGCGGGGAGTATCACCAGGCGGTGTGAGTGCCGCGGCCCCGGTGGGCACCTGCTCGGTTCGACGTGCCCGAAGCTGACGAAGAAGGGCCACGGGTCCTACGCCGTCCGCCAGGAACTCCCGCTCGATGAGAACGGCAAACGCCGGCCGTTCCGCCGCGTCGGCTACGCGAAGGTGACAGAGGCGCAGGAGGACCTCGACAAGCTGCGCAGCATCCTCGACCTGGTCAGCGATGACGACGAGGACGCCGCACGACGTGTCGGCGACCTGCTCCAGGGCGTCATGCGTGACCGCCGCCCCATCCCCGACGCTGCCGAGGTCCGTAAGCGGCTTGGTGTTGGTGTGGACCTCGACGGCAAGATGACTATGAGCCAGCTGTTCGACTCCTGGCTCGGCTCGAAGAAGACGCGCTCTACGACGACGAAGGGCTACCGCTCCCACGTCCGCGTCCACCTGGACCCCAGGGTGGGCCACCACAGGGTGGACCGGTTCGGCGTCGGCCAGGCGCAGCAGATGTTCGACGATATCGTCGACCAGGCCGACGTGATCCGTGCGGAGAACGCCGCTCGCCGGGAGCAGGAGCAGCGGGCGAAGTGGGCCCGGGGCGGCCGCCCGCCGGCGACCGAGCGCCCGCGGCTGGAGGAGGAGCGCGCACGGCTGGCGGCAATGCCCCCGTATCGGCGCGTTACCGGGCCCGCCACCGTGCAGTCCATTCGTCGCACTCTGCGCGCTGCGTTGAACTACGCCATCAAGAAGCAGGTGACGACCTTCAACGCGGCGCAGCACGTAGAGCTGATCCCCGCCGCCCGGCCGAAGGGCCTGCTCTGGACGGACGAGCGCGTTGCCCGGTGGCGGGAAACCGGCCGCAAGCCGAGTCCCGTGATGGTGTGGACCCCCGCACAGCTCGGCGCCTTCCTGGACGCTGCCGAGGGGCACGAGCTGTATGCCTTCTTTCACCTCGTCGCTCATCACGGGTTCCGCCGAGGCGAGGGAGCGGGGCAGGACTGGGAGAACGTCAGCTTCGAGCGGCGGACCGTGACGGTCGCGACGGAACTGGTGGTCGACGGCTGGACGCCGATCGAGACCGACCCCAAGACGTCCGGCTCAGCGGGCACCGTGAAGATCGACGTGGGTACCGTCGCGGTGCTGCGCGAGCACAAGGCACGCCAAGAGGCTCAGCGCGAGAGGCGACTGAAGGCCGGGAAGAAATGGGCCGACACGGGCAAGGTCTTCACCCAGGCCGACGGCTCATGGGTCCACCCGGAGACGTTCAGCGACGCGTTCCGAGTGATCCTGGCGACAACGGACCTGCCGCCCATCAACCTGCGGGACCTGCGTCACGGCGCGGCCGCTCTCGTGAAGGCCGGCGGCGGCGACCTCCACGACGCAAAGGTGAAGCTGCGTCACTCCACGATCGTCCTGACGAGCGACACGTACATGGAACTGTTCGAGGACTACGAGGACGAGCTGACCGAGCGCGCGGCCGCCGTCGTGCCGAGGGCCAGGAGGGACACCGAGGGGCAGCCGCAGGATGCGTCGGAGTAG